TTTCAGTGGCATATTACAGATGAATGTGATCAGCGATGCAAGTATTGCTATATTTTTTCAGGAGAGGGCTGTAAGAAATTAAAGTCTATGACATGGGATCAGATGACAGAGGTAATAGCAAACTGTGAGGATTTTTGTAAAGTATATGACAGACTGCCATATTTTTATATTACTGGTGGAATCCTATCCTTCATCCAGACTTCTGGAAATTAATGGTATTGCTGAAATCGAAAAAGATACCATTTACCTTAATGGGAAATCCATTTCATCTGAATGATGAAATTTGTAGAATGTTAAAGGCGTGTGGATGTGATAAATATCAGATGTCTTTGGATGGAATGAAAGAAACACATGACTGTTTTCGAAAGCCTGGAAGTTTTGATCTGACGATTGAGAAAATCGGATGTCTGAACCGGGCAGGGATAAAAAGTGTGATTATGAGCACAGTATCTAAAACAAATATGGATGAAATACCAGATATTATTGATGAAGTTGTAAAAGCAAAAGTAAAGGTTTTTGCATTTTCTCGTTATGTGCCTACGGGTGGCGAAGTTGACACAAGCATGACACCAGAAGAATACAGAAAACTTCTGGAAGTCTGTGATGCAAAGTATAAGGCATATGAAAAGGCAGGATGCGAGATCTATTTTAATAAAAAGGATTATTTGTGGACATTGTATGAATATGAAACAGGACAGTTTAAGTTTCCTGAGAGTACAGAAACAGGCATGATTTATGGTGGCTGTAACTGTGGAAATTGTCATATTACCATATCTTCGAATGGAGATATTATGGCATGCAGAAGGGTGACAGACAGTAAAGTGGCCAATATTTTTGAAGACCGACTGGCAGACATCTGGATCTGTCAGATGGAAAAATACAGAGATTATGATAAATTTATAAAATGCAGCAAGTGTGAACTTAAGGCATGGTGTTGGGGATGTCCTGCAGTTGCCAATGGAACAAATGGTGATTTTTATGGGGTGGATCCGCAGTGCTGGAAGACAAGAAATGAGATGACTGGGGAGGTGTTATCATGTTAATGGATATCATCAAAGAAAGACATTCCATTCGGAAATATACAGATGAGCAGATAGGACGTGATGACCTGGAAAAGATTCTGGAAGCCGGAAATTTTGCACCGAATGCCGGAGGTGGACAGAGAAGTATGATGGTTGCGATACATAATAAGGAACTGGCAACTTATGTGGGAAAGATGAATATGGCAGGCTTTGACTGCTCGCACCTAGCAGGAAGTTTTGTCTCAAAGGAACAGCCAAGCACAATTGACGATCCGACCATAAAAAATGGATTTTATGATGCTCCGACAGTTGTATGTGTATTCTGCCAGAATAATTTTCTTTTCAAGACAGCAGATGCTTTTTGTATGATGGAAAATATGATTTTGCAGGCAACAGAACTTGGCATTGCATCATGTATTATCTCAAGAGGTTATGAAACATTTGATTCGGAAGAAGGAAGAAGACTGATGAACGAATGGGGAGTGCCGGAAGGATACATATGCCAAGGGTTTGTTATATTAGGGTATATAGATGGCGAACAGCCGAAAAGTAAACCAAGAAAACTAGGAAGAATTAAAATTGTAGAATAGGTGACAAACAGATGGATTTGGCAACATGCCTGAAAAAAATGGAATTGGTGGGAGTGCTTGCATTTGCAACAGTAGACCCAGTAGCAAGATGCAATTTATCCTTAGCCGTTTTGAGTTCGTGCGCAAAAGCAAACACATTGTCTACGGTCTTACCCGCTCTTATTGCTCCTTCTGCGATGTTATACATACACTCAGCCGACCGCCTCATGTACTCCTTGTGTTTTTCGGAAAAATTAAAAGGGATTGTCTTACGCCTTATTATCGCCATATACATCCCCCTCTATATCATCTAAGAACTCAACTTCATCATCTCCACCTATTCTGCTCGTCTCAGCTTTAAGCTTCGCAATTCGCACCTTCTGTTCCTCTGTAGCAAGGTCCCAATCCCTATGCAGCATCTCGTCATATTGCTTAATCAGGTTCCTTAATTCACCCTGGGCTCTAGCTTGTGCTTTGAGAAAGTTATTTTGCTTATCCCAAGCCTGCTGCACTTCCCACTTAGACCCTATCGTAGCTCCTTCCTTGGCTTCGACCTGCTCGACTGTCTTGTCTCTTTGGTCTTCAACATAAGCAATCCTTTGTGCTCTTATAATCGCAGCATAAGCAAGCTGTATCTGGTGCCACAATAAATCGAGTGGACTTGCCTGGTCAACAGCATGTACAATCTCAAGAGTTTCCTCTGGCAAGAATCTGGAGAAGAACCCAAATTTCTCAGCTCGCTTGTTCCCCTTTGGGGCTCCTGTCGCATTTTTGTTCCCGAGTTGCGCAATCGAGTTTTTGTGTGCACCCTTTTTCTTTTTTTGTGTGCACCCTTTTCGCTCCCAGTTATATCTCTTCTTCCACGACTTGACAGTGTTGAGACTAACGCCATATTTCTCGGCAATGTCTTTGTATTTCATGCCGTTCATATAATCTTGTTTTGCTAGTTCATATTTTTCAGCCAAGCCTCACCACCTCTCTTTTCGTCTGTTTTGTAAGTATGAAAAAAGACACCTCTTTCGAAGTGTCTTTAGGTTAATTCACTTTTCATCGGACAAAAGGTCAGTTCCTTTTCCCCATGCGTATTTTTACTTTGGTTGTAATACAGTCTGTGATGGTAATCGATTAGGTAAACCCTAAATGTCTCCTCGTTATATGTCCCTATTACTCTGACGCCTTTATTGAGTCCTATTTGATATATAGTTTCGTTACCTAATAGTTGCTCAATAAAATTCGACACATTGCATGATTCGTCAAAATTGGATAAGGCGTGACCAACACAGTTAGTAACGATATCTCTTTCTTCACCGCTAACTACATGGAAATGGGCTCCTGGATCATTTTTGACCTCGCTAAACGCCTTGTTTTTTAACTTTGCATTTATGCTTCTTATCTGCCTAAACTTATCGATAAATTCCCCTTCGCTCTTTAGGTAATTATTGAATTTGCCTTTACTCAATCTCACTGAGTAGTACAGGGCTTCAAAAGAAAAATCGAATTTTAGTCCCTTTTCTTCATTCTTTGGTTCGTTAAGGTTCTTTACATTAGCCTTGCCGTCTTCCCTGTTATTAACTTTTCTTTTTTTTGACTTACCCTTTTTTGACACGGCGTTAGGATACTCTCTCTATATAGCAATCAAAAATATCAGCATCACTTATTTCGTTAGTGCATATCTCATATGTGCTGCATCCACCCCTTGCATTGAGCCAAGGTGACTCTCTGTGAGTAATGCTCTCCAGCTGATTGCCTGTATATCCACCATACACTTCCCAAACCTGGTCAAGAATATCTTTTGCATCCTCATTGAATTCTTCTATTACTCCATCATATAGTTCTATAGCTTCGCCACTATATCCCTTATATTTTTGGTAAAGTTCTGGGAAAACTGGGCCGTGGACCCATGCTTCGAGACGCGAGGTGAATAGTTTAGCCGTCAAATCGTCCTTGCTTTCATTAACAAGCGTTAGGTACCAAGAATACGCATAATAAACTAGCTTTTGTAACTTCTTTGGTGTCATGCTTTCCTTTGACAGAAACCAATTTGCTACATCAAAAACTGTTCTCTTCATGTCGGCCTCCTCTCTATCAAAACATAATGCTATGTATAGACTATTTTACCATTCAATGAATGGCAAATACAAGTCACTACATATGGGCCTACACATAGCCTAATATCTATATACCCACAATATATTGGGAAATATCACAAAAGACGCCCAATCTTGAGCGCCTTCTGCGAGTTATTATATGAGAAATAATTTTTGAGGAAGCCACAATTCCCTTTTCGCTAAATACAATATATCACATCAAAAACGTGAAATGTGTGAAAGTTTTAAGATACAAGAATCAGCTTTTTACTGGTTACAATATATCACACTTTTTTGTTGCATTTGTTGCAAGTTTCTTCAATCTCTTAGATACTGTAGTTCTGTCGCAATGCATGACATCTGCCACTTCTTCCTGCGAACGCTCCTCTATGTAATACATCCGAAGTATTGTCCTCATGTCAGGGTCGCCTATAGCTTCTATCTCTTTTTCTATAGCCTCAATTAGCTTGCTAATTTCGTCTAGCTTGCGTTTCAGTCGCCTCTCCCTACTTGATATATCTTTCCAGTCAAAATCGACTCCTATAAGCGATTTAGGGATTCCTTTTCCCGTTCGGTAGTCTTTGTAGTAGTCTGTGACTATTTCCGGCTTAGCATGGTCGATAGAATACTTTAACCCCTCTGCTTCTCGTCGCAATGCTTTAAGCTGCTTAATCTGTTCGTAGTCTATCATGGCTATCACCTCGCTCCGTTCTTCCCTCCTCGATTCGCTTTATTTGTCTATCGATTTTGAAAAACTTTGCATGCTCTACGCGCTCATTAATCCCTAGCAAATATTTGACTTGTGTTAACATGATCTCTACGTCAGCGACTTCCTCAATCAGATTGGCAAGAAATCCGCTTTCGTGCTCATACCTCTCGAATTTGTTAAGAGCTTGTATGAGTTCGGCCAATTCTTCTATCAGCATGTCCTTCTGACCCATGTATCCATAGTGATCTGCAATATATTTCATTGCTTTCGTTCTATTACCCATTACCTGCTCCTATCTGTTATCTGTATGGCGAACTCTCTGGCCATAAAACCTCTATGCCATTCTTGAGTGCGTATAAGTGCTCCGTGCAAGCACCTCTCGAGTGCACCCAATTGTTCAGCATGTAGATGTGCGTTGCTCTACCTAAAAGCCTTAAGCATATCACCATGTAGTCATCCCAATCGCAGACCTCTGGCAATACTATTTCAGCTGGATTAATAATCTCTGCCCCAGGATACTCGTCAAAGAGTTTTATTTTTGCCTCGTTAAAAGTCTTCTCGTAGTCATCATAGTCGGTAATCCTACCGCTGATGTATATTGTCATTTTTTGCATATTACCAACGCTCCCTTTCAATCACTTCTAAATCGTGCTTGTATTCTTTTAAGATTTTGGTCAATACTTCTCTGCTTTCAGTATTAACCCTATCATCCTTTAATAGTTTCTCGATGCCCTCTATTTCCGATTCAAGGAAATTATTTGCGTAGTTTATTAATCTATCTTGTGGTATCATTACTGCTCCTCCCTGTATGGTCCTGGTAGTTCCGTCCACTGTGGAATATTATTTTTTATCAGCTTATGTATCTTTGCTCTAACATCATCTGCGACTTCAAAGTGCTGACTTGCACAGCAGCGTTCTAACTCGTCTAATAAGTCGTCTAATTTGCTTTTAAAATCGTTCATCTGTTCCTCGCTTTCTGTTGTATGCTCCTCTTGGTAGCAAAGGTGATGTCCATAATTGTGGTGTTTTTAATGTGCTTATCGCCATTTCAAGTGCTTTTACATTATTTGACCATCCCATCTGCTCGCATACACCTTTTAGCTTAGTTAATTGCTCTATAGCGTCATAATTTGTCATCGTTACATCCTTTCTTCTCAACTCTTCTGCGTTCTTCTCAACGCTTCCTTTTTCCTAACTTATATTTTCTTCCGCAATTTGTGCATTTTGCAGTGAATGCCCCTTTGCGTGTTTGCCTTAATTCTCCACCACATTCACAAGCAACATCTATACACCGTTGTTTCATAAATTCGTCTATTTGAGAAGGTGTGTATTGCCTTTTTTTAACAGAGGGTTTAAACCCTAACAAACGCATTGTTTGTCTGTATTCATTTTCTATCCATTTTCCATCTGGCTCTAAATGACACCCATCGCCCATTAAGTCCCCCAATTTTATCAGCCTTTCATACAGATAGGCTTTATTATCATTCATCTTTCACCTCTTCAATCGTTTCGCATCCATATCTATAAGTTTGCACCAATCAGGCCTTTCAATGTCCTTTCCAATTTGAGACCGTAGTACTTGTGTGTACTTTCCATTTTCGTTAAAGTCGATATTGCATACATATCCGTATGTATTCTTGATATTTGATTTAAAGTCTACAGGATCTATCCTATCTTCACTCGACCAAAAAGGTTTGGTGTATTGATGTCTGCTAAACGGACATTTATTACAATGTTTTGGAATTTCCATTGGAACTTTATACATCTCTATTCTCCCAACTTTATATTTTTCATGTGATTGCTCTCCTTTAAACTCTCGTTGCCTTTTCGCTCCTTTGATATTTCTTTGATGATTTCGTCTGCCGATTCCTCAAAGACTTTTGTTAGAAACCTCTCAAACTGCCTTTTTGCTCTTCGCTTTGCAAAATACCTTGTCAATGTGTGTCCAGCAACACTTCCGACTATCACTGCTAATATTGTTACGATTCCGTATGCAAATATCATTTTTTTACCTCTCTTTATTCTTCAATATCTCGTTATTCCTCTGCGTTTTCCTGTAGCACCAGCAACAGAGATTTACTTCCTTTTTGCCGATTACTGCTGAGTATTTTCCATACTCGTTGATTCTCTTTCCACATAGTTCGCATTTCATTGCTTCACCTCTACAACCTAATCCTTATTTCGTCACACTTTTCCAATGCCTTGTCCGACATCTGTGCTATGCTTTCAAATTTCTCTAGCAACATATCAAGGGCGTCAACTGTAGTATGCAAGAATGCGTTTTGAAGAGCTAACGATGTTCTTAAAACTTCGATGTCCTCTTTAGTTTGCTGATACTCTTCCTCTTCGCCTAGAATACACGACACCCTGCAGCCTAGAACCTCGCAAATCTTTGTTAGTGGCGTGAGCTCTGGAAATGTGTCTCCTTTTTCGATGTGTATGAGCGTTGACCTAGAAATACCAACCATCTTGGATAACTTTTCTTGACTTATTTCACAAGCCTTTCGCTTTTCCCTTATTCGCTGTCCAATTTCAACTTTGTTATATTTCATCATATGCTACCTCCCGTACTTGATCATGTCGTCTACTAGCTGCCTTATATCGTGACCAGTCATGTCTTTCGTGCCATCTATCATCTGATTGACCGTGCACCTCTGGTCCCATACTTCACCGAGCAGACTCATGTATGCTTCGAGGAAGTATCCGATGCGTTTCTCTCTCCAGCCGTACACAGTCCATAGCACTCGCACCATGATTGAGATGTGCAGTAGGTTTTGCAATTTTATGATTTCAAAACGAGGGACCTGCTCTATTGGTCTTTTTTGCTTTTTGCTTTTCTTAGCTTTCGGTATCATGTTATTACTCCTCATACTATGCGTATATAAATAACCTTTCATGCATTATTATTTATTTTTAAGTGTCCCCAAATAACATGGGGACGGTTTAATGTAGTTATTTCAATGCTTATAGCGATTGTCTTATTTTCTGTCCCCAACAGCTTGGGGACGTTCTATCCTAGTTATTTCAATGCTTATAGCGATTGTCCCCACTGTCCCCACGTTTTTTGTTATCCTTACGCGAGGGTTTCTATATATTTTTTTAGATGTAATTTTTTTATCTATATATATAGTGTGTGTAAATTCTTGGGGACAGGGGACACTTGGCGATTTCGTTCATATTTCAATGTTTTTCTGTCCCCAACGGCTTGGGGACACATGGGGACACCCCTCGCTATATTGTTGAAATTACAACGTTTCGTATCAAATAACATACTGGAGATTCTTGGGGACACCTATTAAAAAGGTATTTCCTCTTGAACCTCTACAAAACCAATGCCTTCAGAGGTTTCATCCTCAATATTGATATGAAGCGCTATTGTCCAAAATCTTATTCCGTTAATTCTGACTCGCTTGTCGACTCGTCCTCGAACAACATCCGTCAAGTTATTCCTGCTGAGCCATTTTGCGAACTCGGTCGGATTGAATCCATTTTCTGAGCATGCCAAGTTGAATACGTTTCGTATAATATTTATTTCTCCACTCGAGATTCTCCCGTAGATTTTACCCAACGGCGTATAGTTATCAGTGATAAAACTATTATGATTCTCTGCAATCCATCCCTGGAGCCACTCGTACGCTCGCCTATTCTGTGACACATCTTCCTTACTTGACAAGTATGCCTTCATGTCCTCAACACCAATAGAACCATTATCAAAGAACATATACTCACCTAAGATTGCATCAGCTGTCAGTAATAAACTCGCTGCAAGTGCTTGCTTTTCTGTAGATTTCTGATTTAATTCCTTGAAAAACAACTGTTGCAAATTGATTGCTTCCTGCATGACTGAGTCGTCTGAAATGATTCTTACGAACTCCTTCCCTGCATGTCCATAGTTCGATTTGACAACCTTTACTATGCGTCCAGGATCATCGAATAGCTTTGTGTCCTCACAACTAATCTCAATGATTCTATTAACCGCCCCTCCTCCGGATGTATTCGAAGTTATTGGCTGCTCTCCAGATGTAATAATGCAGTTCGCCCACGTTCCATTTCGCTGCAGTCCTCCAGTCTTTTGTCCTCTCGCTTTTCCCACGCCTTCAGACAGTTGATAAATAAGCTGGTCAAAGTCTTTTCGATCCTTTATAATCTGGAGCTCATCCAGGATTAGTGGCAATGAGTTAACAAAGCCAGCTGACAACTCTTGTGCTACTGCAGTTGAATTAAACGTATGGATGTACTTTCCCATCTCAGGATTCGCCCATACTGACGCTGCAAGCATTAATCCAACAGTTTTACCTGTCTCGGTTCCACCGCAAACGTGGACGAAAAAGGGTAGGCATGAGCACGGTTCAACCAGTACCGAAGCAAAAGCTGCAACTAATAAAATTTTAGGCGCTGGATTATCCCCACTTCGGATTTCTTTCGCTAGGTCCATCCATTTTTTACTGTTGCCTTTTTGCTTCACGCTGTTAAAAAACGATTTAAATGCTTCTTCTCCATCAAACACTAGTCCATCAACATAAGGTGAAAATCCATCGTCTCCAACCCATCCGAGACGGCTTACGGATTTCTTGCTTGGTATTACATCAAAGTTTAGATTCTCTGCGTCATGTAAATACTTAACAAGTGCTCTAGAGTTCTCCGAGGTGACTGCGATTCCATAGTCTGCAAGTCCAACAATTGAACTGTTTGATGCAATCTGCTTGCGGTCGACAATAATGTCTTTCCAAACTGCACCTCTACGATATGCAAGCTTAATCTTTTCAAGCCCAGTGTCTACGTTGTCAAGCCTTAAAACTGGCATTATAGGGTGAGGGCAAGCAACTTCTTCCATTCCGCCATATCCTGCTCTCGAGATGCCACCATCATCAGCTGTCCATGTACCGACTTCAAGCTCAAATTCCTGGCCTGTAAAGTTTGTTGCGTTGCATATCAAATCATTACTTGCCATCTGTTTAAGCATCTTCAAATAAGCTTTATAAAGTGTTGTAAAGTTTTTAATCCCCACAGACTTAGCGTGCTCTGTAACAAGCGCTTTCCTCTGCTCTTTTTCCAGAGCGTTATCGCTCTGCTCGATGTATTCAAAAGGCACAACCGAGGTCAAATAGTCTTCTTTTGTAAAATCTATGGCACCCATGGATACATCACCCCCTCAATATTGTCATCTAGCCATTGTTCAGAACTAGATATGTAATAGTCAATTAGCTTCGCTTCATCTGCTTCGAAATCTGAACTGTATCGAACTTTAAATAGTCCTCTATGTATATCTGTCACTTTTGAATAATAATCGCTTAAATCGGATTTTAGAGCCTCGGCTACTTTCGAGATTTTGTTATTTAACGCAATTTCCTGCCTCTCTCTTATACTTGGCTTTTTATTTACTATCCCGAGCGAAAAATCATAGTTTAACTTAGCAATCGCTTGAGGGAACGTAATTCCGTTCAGCTCCATGGCGAGCGTAATTAAGTCCCCTTTTGCTCCACACCTCCAGCAATGATATACCTTGTCTGTATAGCAAAAGTTATTGTGCTTACCTTTGTGAATAGGACACGGAATTCTACCCTTTGGGCTTGTTCCGTGTCCATACATTCTGAGGACATCCTCAATGGTCAGTGTGTTTATTATTTTTTCTGCAACTCCATTCATTTCGAGTCCTCCAATAATCTAATGATTTCCTTGCCAGTGTTCGCTTTGCTACAAAATACATACTCTATACTGTGTTTGTGTTGCCAGGCTGACAGGATTCTATAGATTTGCAAGCCTATAATCTTACCGAACCTTGGTTTCCACATCATCACATCTTCGAGTGACCGTATTTTTACTCCATCAATTTTTTCTTGCTCGACAAGGATGTACATCTTTCCACCGATTTCATCGAGCCTCAGCAACTCTCGCTTGAATCGGTCATGCTGAGATGTTGCGTTCTGAGCAAGCTCAGCTATGTTCTGTTTTCTGTCAATAATGACGAGCGGATTAGATAGATCGCAATAGTCACCAACAAACATCTTGCTTGAGATGTATTTAATTCCCTGTCGGTCAAACTCTGCTATTATCTTTTTAATCGCTCTGTCTTTTTCTCTCGTATCAATCTGTATAATCATGATGCACCGCCTAGAATGGCACATCGTCATCGATTGCCTCGAATGTATCCTTTGGTGACTCAGCTGGTGCCTTTGCCTCGTTTTTGGTATCAACGAAAGTGAAATCATCAACCATCAGATTCCAGAAATATTTGTTTTCCGATTTGCTACACTGCATCGAACCATGGACGGCAATCCTGCTGCCTTTCGCAAAAAACTTGTTAATCACCTCAGCTCGCTTGCCAAACACGGTACAGTTAAAGAAATCGGTTTCTTCTCCAAATTTACGATTAACTGCTACCGAAAAGTTACATAAAGAACTAGTCTCACCTTTTGCATTTGTATATGTCTTTAATTCAGGGTCTCTCGCTAATCTACCGAAGATGTTAATACTATTCATTTGCCAGCTCCTCCAAAACTTCAATTCTGCTTAGCTTTTTTGTCTGCCTACAGTAAGCACATTTTTCGCACCTTTTCGGCTCGATTAGTCCGCTTTTTATATCAGCAAAATGGTCGACATAATGTTCAACGATCTTTAATGCAGCATCTAGCTTGTACTGTGGAACCTGGAACAATCCTAAATCAGCTCCATCCTTCTGCTTTGTCGCACCAGCAATGATAAATGGCAGCCTCTTGCCTGTACTTGCCTCAACTACTGCCTGGTAAATGGCGCCCTGAATGTCGTACCCCCACGCCTCTACGAAACTAACTCGTCCAAGTTCCTCGACATATACCGGCTCAAAATCACGCATTACCTTTAGATCTACGATTGCCTTCCCTTCGTGGTAGCTATCGATTCGGATTTTAAACTCGTGCCCAAACAACTCGGCAGTCATAATTACTTGCTTTTCACCGCTCATGTATTTCATAAACATTTCATCTCGCTCGAGTCTGTTTATAATCTCATTCGCTTGAGTATACTCAGCCTTTAGACTTCCGTCTCGTTTAAGGATTTCCGGGTGCTGCGCCATGAAAAGATCTAAAGTTCCCTCAAAGTGTGCGTCAACATATGATCCAACCAATAGCGCAGTGCTTGTTTCTTCTTCTGTTTCTCCACTAATTCTTGCCATAGTTGAAGCTTCGCACTTCATGAATGATTTAAACTGAGACGAGCCGAAGTATTTCAGCTCGTTTTCTTTGTCAAAATAGTTTTCTCTTGTTAGCATTTAACTGCCTCCTTACAAATAATTAATCTCGAGTTCATCCGAGTTGGTTGTTCTTGTTGCAATAAACTGCAAGCCCTTCTCTTTGCACTTTGCGTATAACCTTTCACGGTTCGAATCAGACAGTCTTTCGACGCCATCTATGAGGATAACCTGCAGGCTGTTTGGTTTAGATAGTGCCACATCTACACAGAGCTCAAGCTTTTCTCCCTCGGATAAGTTTGTGACTGGCAATCCATTTATAAGCGGAATTCCATTCTCAACTGTTAGGCCAGCAACTGGCAGTGTAGCCGTCTCAAGAATTTCGCCAGGAAGCTTACGAGCAAGCTCAATCTTTCTTGTAAACTCATTTGATACCTCCGTAAGCTGCTCTGTTTCTTCTTCCTTTGCCTTGAGGCGAGCGTATTCGTTTAAGTGTCTTTTCATCTCTTCTGCTGTAGATATTTCGTCCGATAACGCAGTAGTATCAACTATCGGCTTATCTATATATTCGTTAGCAGTACCGATATCCTTTTGCAACTTTGCAACCTTTGTCTCAAATTCAGCAATCGCAACACGATTCTTATCTTCCAGCTTTGCGTCAAGTCCTTTGAGTTTCTCTTCCGTAGCGAGCTGTTCTGCTTTGAGTCTTTCGATGTTTGCCTTTAAACTCTCTCTTTCTGATGCAATCGCACGCTCATTTGATGAGATGCTAATTTCTTTTTCGGCTTCATATCCTCGCATTTTGTTGTCATATGAGTCCTTAAAAGCTTTTGCTCTCATTATCAGATCGTTGCTTTGTCTTATCTTCTCAAGCTCGTGATACTTCGCTGATAAATCAAATGCCTCCCATTTATCAGCCTGATATCCGCTTGGAATATCCTTTGAGATGTCTTCAATCAACGCCCTGTTATTTCTGATATCGCGATTCACGTTCTGGCGCTCCTGAAAGTAGTAACCCTTTTCGGACTGGATATCATTCAGCACCTGCAAAATATTTTGCTCATAATTGACATCCGGAGGGATTTCCCCAAACTGATCCCTTATCCAGTTAAGGTCCCAATCATACTCAATTAGATCCAGGATTACACGATTCTGCTCTGCCTTTGTCATCTGGGTGAATTCGACTGGGTTGAGCTGCAGTGGTGTGAATAGTGTCTTGAGCATAGACTCAGGGCTACCTATTTCTCGGCCAGCTTCTTTGACTGACTTATAATCAGCCTTATCCGTGCGCTTCTTTCTGTTGATATACAGGCCTGCACCTGCCTCGATGAGTATTTCTCCCTCTTTTTCTCCATTTCGTATGATATAATCTCTATCAGACTGATTTGTTAGAGCATATCTGATTGCATCAATCACGGATGTTTTCCCCGTTCCGTTTGAGCCAGATAGCTCTATGTTTCTTCCATCAAGTTCGGTTTCGCTGATTCCAAACAAATTTTTAATCTTAATCTTAGTTATTCTCATCGTTTAATATATCTCCCTCTAAATCTGCTTTCTCCTGCTCTGCTTTGACTTGCTTTGCACAATCCATGCAAAGTGTTCGTCCAAATTTACTCTTCGAACTCTGCGCAATAGCCCTCGCCGTGTACTTGCCTTCATCTGTAATTTGGCATCCGCACTCATCGCAGAAATATTCATCTTGCTTAGGTGCAAATGGTCTTACCCTGATTCCACCCACCTTGTCGCCAGCAAACATCACATTCGGGTCGGCAAAGACTAATATCTTATGACCACCCCATTCTTCAATAAATGGAGTTCCCGTTACTTTTTCTATAGTCTTCATATTGGTTACATTCCCTACCATTTTAAGCTGTCTGCCATCTTCACCAATTTCTTTGAAGTAAATGACCGGCTCTTTATCTTTTCTGCCTTTCTCTCCCGTTATCTCTTCGGACTTCACTGCATAATCAATCGTTAGTTCCTTGTCTGAGTCCATGCAATACCAGGCTCCAATATACTCTTTATTAAAGCACTTCTTCCAGTGTGTTTTAGTACTCATATCCACCCTCTCCTTTGTCTATAACTATCTGTGCATTAAGCTGCTTTGTACTTGTCATAAATGCTGTTTGCGTAAATGCCATGAGTTCAGCTAAGTTGTCGAATTTAAACACAAGCGAATTTTCTGGATTGAATATTGTCACATAGCCTGTTATCTTACTCATTGTTAGCCCTCGCTTTCTTGATTGCGTTCGTTACGATTTCAAGGATAAACTCTATGTCATCATAGTTAACCAACCAGTTCGGAATGCTCACAAGCTGATTGATAATCTTGCTTGCATACTTCATCATTACATTTAGCTTGTATGGTTGTATTGCGTTTAGCCCTTGTTCTGGGAGCTCAGGTGTGATATTATGAAATTGGATTTCGGCGCTCTTCGGAGCGTCTTTTTTTATGTCTTTCATGCTTCCTCCTTTTGTCATTTATTTAGTATCCTTTCTGCGTAAGCCTTGCCGTCCTCAGTATTTCCACTGTTGTATACGCTCAGCGCGTCCTCGTAGTTTCCATACTTGTCGTATAGTTCGGCTAAAATGTTACAGCCTACGATTACGTTTTCCTGTGGGTCGAAGAGACTCACGATTCCGAGTTCTTCCATCCTTTTCTTGTGGTGCTTTGGTTGAATCTGCATTAAGCCTATTGATTCGCCATTGTCTCCTACTGCGTTAGGATTTCCCCCTGACTCCTCAACAATGATTGCCTTGACGATGTTAGGGTCTACACCACTTCTAACGGCTATGTCGTCAATCATTTCATTTGAGATTCCCTTTACATCAATCTGTATGTTGCTTACAACTTTAGGCTCAATCTTGTTGTAGAGCTCAGGGTGGTCTATTGCCGTTGCTATGCCGTTCAGCGCTAACACTGCAGATATAAATATTGTCGGTGGTATGATTGATTTGATTTTCATAATGTCCTCCTTTCTAACATCTTGTATGACTTGTTGATGCTGTTTATGTCTAACCCCGCCAGGTCATATAAGACATCCTTGTTTAAATAATTGTCATGCTCGCAGTACATCTTGATTTCTCGCCTTGCCATTTCATCGCGAGTCATCTTTACAATCTTTGCTGCAGTAGACCCTGCACATCCAAATAATTTTTTAACATCGCTGGATGTGAAGTATGTTAGCGAGTGATACATCTCAAATGCTGTCTTTACATCAGGTCTCACGTTTGGAAATCTCATATCTTCTCCTTTCTAATGCTGTGATATAATCTCCTTGAAGGGAGGTGATTATATGCAGATGATTTCAGTTTCGTCTTCCAATATTTCAAGTATTGGATATGAAAACGGAATCCTTTATGTAGCTTTCAATAATGGGGCTCTATACAGTTATTCGGGAGTCCCTGAGATTGAATATCTCAATCTCATGTCTGCCTCTTCGCATGGCAAATATCTTGCGGCTCACATAAAAGGCGTTTATCCATATCGACGAATTGATTAGTCTACAACGATTAACACTATTGCCGGACCGTTAACATTCACATCTAAATCCTTGTGCGGTTCGGCGTATTTCATTTCAATGCCCTCTCTTTTTACGAGCTCGTTAACCAATTCTTTTGTTGATACATTCTTAATGGTTTCTTTCATCTCTTCTCGAATACTTGCGCCAGTATCACGAATGGCTCTCGAAATAGAGCTAGGAGTTCGTCTGGAGCCTTCCTCAAACCATTCATATTTATTTATGCGAAGGCTCCATCTTTCCCCATCAAGCATTAAGTTCATCTCTGTCACATACTTCATTGGTTCTCCGTTAAGCAAATAGATTCCTTTTTCTAAATCAACGTGTATAGATTTAAATTCTTTATAGTCTTTCATCCCTCCTCCTTTCTCGGTTCCTACATCCCTTATGTAAGCCGATAAAACTAAATCCTTGCTATTCGAGCACATCGCCAATACAATATATCTATGCCGATAGGCAAGAAAGGAAGGTGGTCACATTGACCAAACTTTTGAACTTGCCCGCTCCCTTGATTTAAGGCCGCCTATTGTGGTCCCACAACACGTTAAACTGGGTAATGGCAGAATACTGATGCAGCGTAATGTTCGGGTACGTATAAGCCCAGGACCTTGTCAGTCCTAAAATCCGACTCACTGTATCAAGTACTCCTGAATGTTGTTAGCACAAGGCATGGTAGCAGAACTAAAACTGCTAAAGTAACAGCTCGCCCCACAGAAGCATTAGGTGCCTTCTGATGTGGTGAAAACCTGCAAGGCGTCAAGGGTAAACAAATTTAGACAAAGACTGGTAGAGAAGGCACCTCTATCGGTCTTTTGTTTTATCGACTTACATAAGGGATGTAATTTAGTTAAAACTTCCCTCCTCCTTTCTCGGCATCATTGTCTATCCATCCCATTAAGTATGCAGGGCTTATTGCAAGAGCCTTTGCAAGTAATTCAACTTTATAAGGAGGTATATTAGTTATTATGTCATTTTCATATTTGTAAATAGTTTGTTTGGTTGTTCCAATCTTATTAGCCAATGATTCTTGCGTCATTTTTAATAATTCTCGACATTCTTTTATTCGTTGACCAATACTCATCATTAAAACCTCCTCCTTTCTCGGCTTGTGTGATTGCTTAATCTAGTTTAATTAGATTCAATGGGCAAAAAATATATAGACTCGACACTTCTGTCAACAATCTTCGCAAAGTCATTCGCCATTTTTATCGTCATTTTTTCAGGATGTTGTTCAAACTTCATATATGTTTGTGGATGTATATTCAGGGCTTCTGCTACATCCTCTTGTCTTAACCCTGCGTTTATTCTTGCCGCTCTTACAGTTATTCTTTCCACTTTCTTCCCTCCTATCCTGCAAGATTTTGATTAACTATAGATTACTCTATTTTAATTAGAGAGTCAACCTTTTTTCTAAAAAAAATAGATTTTATTTGATTTTGTGTTGATTTTTTTCTATTTAAACTATATAATCTCCGAT